CTGCCAAGTCGACCAATTCGATCTTACTCAAAACATTATGCGCTATAATGCCTGTAAGACCCGTCGTCCTCAGCAGAAACTCTTCGCAATCCAACACCTCCTGGTGGGTCAGCCGGTATTTGAGAAGAAAAGCCTCAAAAGAGACATCATCAAACAGTTGCTCAACCGCACCGTAAACTTCCAGTTTGTGGTTGTCCTGATGCATGCGCCATTCATAACGACACTTGTCGTCTATGGTGCTAGTCAGCAAGACACCCACAACTGGCATATCCCCACACGTCATTCTCAATCCTCTACAAACGCCGTTTAGGTACGCAGACCTGTGCTTAGCCGGCGGGGGCTTCGTGGTCCAAAAGAGCCGGCGCATCAGACGACCAGGTTTGGGTGAAAAGAAGTATCCGTCACGGTTGGGGAACCAACACCCCGAAATAAACGTGACGTCCAGGACGTTGCTGAACCCCCTAGCTTCGGGCTTAATACCGTAAGTAGCTTCAACTGCGGCCAATTGACCCGCACTGAAGTCTCCTTCGATGACGACTATTAAATCGTCCCCGGCTACTAGGATGTCCCCAACAATCCCCAACTCTTTCATAGCACACATCGTAACAGCAGCGTTGTTCAAGTTGTTTCCAAGGGTGGTGTCATTATGACCAGATTTCGTCGTATACTGCAAGGTATACAACAAAGGCTCGCCATTAAAACTACCCCCCCCTTTGACAACCGCGCAATCTCTAGCGAACTGTTTCAGTTCCTCACTAGACAATGCATAAACCAACTCCTTATTACTTTGATGCGGCTCCTGCATCGTCGCATCCCAGTTCTTTCCGTCGCGTTCGTAGAAACGGGGTTCCTTGCGGCGGCCCATCGCCCAGGCCATCCATTCCCCAATTTCCTTCGCGTTCATTCCTGAAGCACAAGTGACAGTAACGACACTTGGCGGCGAGCGAACAGCGCGATCATAACACCACCGCCCAACTGCTTTCTGCAAAGCAGTGAACTCAGGTGCAAATTTAGCCTGTGTAGCTAAATTTTTATAGAACTGGATACATCTGGCTTTCTTCGGAAAGCCATGCCCACACTCTCTTTTGACCATGTTTTTCACACGGTCCGGCAGGATCTGATCATCCCTCACCGATGACTTAATGGCTTCCTGCTTGGCTTTCGTCCATTTCCCAATCCAGTCGAATTCATAATCCTTTCTGAAATGGGAAATCCACGTCTGCAATTCATGGGCTCCTTCGTTGACCCAATCCTCGTATTCCCGGAATGATCCGGTACAGACAGGCGGTTCAACTCCATGGCGATTGCACATTGCATTGTGTGCATTACAACCGCAACTCCGGCATGTGTAAGAAATCCCAGTGGCCCGACCAACCAAGGTCGCTCCTACCTGGTAAGACCGACTACAATGAGCCGGTTTCTTCAAAATCTTACAACCCTTGCCTAAGTTGCGCTCGTCGCCCAAACCCAAACAAATCGTATCCGTGACATTACTAGCCAACAGGTAAAAACTACCATCCTCG